TTTTCTATGTTGTTAAAGAATTTCTTTTTTTCTTCATCAGACATGGAAGGAATTGATTTACCAGCTTTTTCTAAGGCTCTTTTGAAAAATTCTTGATATTCAGATTCTTCAATCATAGCTTCTCTAACTATGTTTTTTAAATGTTCTCTTGTTATTTTCATTTTTCTATCTCCTGTATAGTTCGAGCGATATTTATCAATCTCTCCTTTATCTTATAAATATGTTTATTTGTTCTTTTCCAATACTGATTGGAATCTAACTCATTCATTGTTTTAATTTTATTATACCAATTAAAAAACTTTTGAGTTTCTGCTAACTGATATTTTAATTCCTTTAAACCCATTGCCATCTTTTTATGAGGATGCATTGTTTCATCGTTTTTTAATTCTAACCAACGATTAACTGGTCTCTTTACTTTAGCTTCGTTTATCGATTCTTTTAATCGATTCATTTTTTTATCAGTTACGAAATATGCAGAACCGCCACCTGGAATTCCTTTTTCCATATCTTGTAATCTCTTTACTTCTTTTTCAGCATCTTTAAATGTTCTGAATTCTTTTGGTGGTAATTTTTTATCTCTTTTTAAATCATATCCACCAACTAAAGATTTACCTCTTCCTCTACCTTTATTACGAGTAATATAGTATTTTGCTTCGTTTACTGATTCGTTAACTTTCTTTACGTGCTGAACAATCTTCTTAGCAAATGCAGGAGAAGTGATTTTAGCTATCTGAATAATAGTTTCTCTTCCATTAGGTCTGATACTCTTTACACTACCTCCACCTTTCATATCAGGAAACTTACCATCCATTGAGTACCCATAATCTTTTATTGCAATAAGGTTACTACCTTTATCAAACATAAATTTGTAAGAACTTATTCTTGAACTATAAGAAATTCGTATAGTTACTTCAAATTCACCTTCTTTATTTTTTTTATCAGAACCGATAACCATTCCGAATGATTCACCAGTTTTGTTGTTTCTACCTTTGATAGAAGCTTCATCCATTTTACCAACTATTTTCATACCAAATTGAGTTGAAATCTTTTTCTTACGTTTTTTATCTTTAGCACCACCATCAGAAAATGCACCAGGTACATTATACCCAGCTACATTGCCTGTTGCAGTTGCCTCATCCAATTCTTTTTCAACTTCTTGGATAAGTTCTTCTAAAAATTTATTAAGATTTTGTTCTATTGACATTTTTTATCTCCTTAACCAATTCATAAGACATCATTAAAGCCGAAACTTGGTCATCGGTAACTTTTTTACCAATTTTCTGTTTTTTCAAAACATTAATAGTTTCTTTCAACTTTATTTTTGTAATCTTATCTTTCATACTCTTATACATTGAATGTAATTCAGTAATAGTTTTGATTAATTCTGATTCAAAATATTCGTTGAACTTGGATGTGTTAGTAACATTATTAATATACTCTCTTAATAATCCTTTTTGTGATTTATCTAAAGTAGTATATTTTTTATTAAAAGTTTCAACAAGAATCTTGTATGTCAATAACCTGAGGTCTTTCTCTTGTTTTCTATATTCTTCTACTAATTTATCTTGTTTAAGAACTTTAGAATCTTGGGAAATAGATGAAATGTGCTCTACAATAGTAATTTTCGAATCGAATATATCCTTGACATCAAGAATATCATTCTTTTTACCTTCAAAAAGTTTATGAATTGAAGCTAAAATTTTATAGTTTGTTACCGGGGAAGATAAAAAATTATTAATTTCAAAATTTTCTTTGATTGATTTTACAAGATTATATTTTTCTCGTTGAAGTTTTTTATAATTAATTCTAGTATGTGCTTCTAATATAGCATCAATAAATTTTTCTGCTTTAGATTCACTATTATACTTTTCATTTATTAAAAGGTTAAATAATCTAAGTTCCTTAGACATTTCAGTACCTTTACCGTAGAATTCTCTGATTATTTCTTTTGACTTTTCTTCACTACCATTTAGTATTTCAACAGTAATCTGCCTTGTTAAAAGTTCAAAAAGGAAACCAGTATTCTTAAATTTTGAATGTTTTATTTTTTTCATCTTATTTTTTTCCTATTATGATATAGTAAAATTTCCCTACTATAAATATAAATTTATAAAGTTAACAGAAATTTCTCTACTCTTCAAGTATATTATCTTCATCTAACATACCTTTAATCTCATTTAAATATTTACGTTTTGATGCTATACCTGATATCATTTTTATTGCTTTTTCTTCAGAAGTTCTTGAACGTTTTTTGTTTTTTTCCTTCTTTCCCAAAGGGTCTCTACCTAATGGATGTTTATCTTTCCCATAAGTACCACCTTCACGAGGCCTTCCACCCTTATTTTTTATTTCTTGTTTCAATGCTTCTATTGATTCTTCAATATCATCAGGTTCTTCATCTTCCATTGCAGGGTCATTACCCTCATCTTCAATAGAACGGAATCTAAATCTATCTTTTAAATCATCTAACATCATTACTCTTTGTTCATCAGATTCTCCTTCAGATAATTTAAATATATTTTCATATACCCAATCTTTAGATAACATATTTAATCCTTGAATATCTTGAGCCAATCTAATTTTTTCACTCCACAAGTTTACTTTCTCTTGTTCATAAATTGTAGATGGATTTACTAATTGTAATTCAAAGTTAGTCATTTCTGAATCTGTTATCCCTTGTGCATATAAATGAACAATGGCAATTTTAGATAATTCTGAAATTACTGTTCTTTGGATTCTTTCAATTGTTCTTGCAAATCTTACATCTTCAGCAGCAAGTGTTGCTTTACCATTTACATTTTCTTCATATCCTAAATAAGCTCTTGGAATTTTTAATGCTGCAAATAATTTATTTTTTAAGTAATCAATATCTTCAATAGTTGCATACTCTAATCCTGAAAGATTATCGATTTGTGTACCACTATCACCACCACGAACAGGAAGATAGAAATCTTCTGTTAGGTTTTGCATATTATACTTTAAGTTGTAATCACCAGTATTTCTATCGATGAAAGGAACTTTCTTCATCTTGTTGATGATTCTCTGCATATAGTTATCCACTTCTGTTGGTGGGATGTTACCAATATCAATTTTGAAAACTCTTTTTTCAGGTGCTCTCATGATTCTATGGATTAACATAGCATCTTCCATTAGAGATAATTGTTTCCACAATCTTCGTCCATTCTCAATCATAGATTTACCATATGGTAACCAGTTAGTATCTGCTAACAACCTAAAGTGAGCAATTTCAAAGTTTTCGTATTCTTCTTTTCCATTCGGGTCTTCAGTAATTTTAAACTTTACTGAATTTGGATTTGATGGGTCTGTTCTTTCTAATCTTTCTGTATTATAAACTGAATGAGGAGTAACATTTACGATACCTTTTCCTTCTGCAACTTCTAAACCTAAAAAGAAATCTCCATACTTACACATATTTCTAGTCCATGGCCATAAGTTGAATTCTATATTAAGAACATCATAAAATAAGTTTACTAATATATCTTGAACTCGTTCATTATCAGAATGAATCATAAGAGTATCACCAAATTCGTTCTTTAGTGTTGATTCATCTGCATATATATCAAGAGCCGATGCAAGTATTGGGTCGTTATCCATCGCATCGTAATCTCTAAAAACTTCTCTACGAACTTGTTGGTATGCCATTGATTGAGCACCACCTGCTTGTTCAAAGAAACTTTTTTGTAGTTTCGTATATCTATCTCTTAGAGAAGATAAATTTGTTTGTTGTCTTTCATCGGTATCAACAACTTTTCTCTTACCATCTTTGTCAACAGTAACAACTGCTTGAGCTCTGAAGAGTTTCGTTAATCTACCAAAAAATGAAGTATCTGCCATTTTGTTCCTAATTTAAATTATAACCTTTATTTGTTTTTGTTTTACCATTTTCTACAAGACCAATACCTTGCTTTGTGTCTTGGTCCTGGTGAATCACAATTATGTCTAGCTCTAAATGCTTTTCTTGCATCTGGATTATTCTTTCGAATAGACATTGTTTTTTCTCCTGATTTCTTTGCTGAACTTCCTCCATGTCCAAAGTTAACTTTTACAACGTTACCTTGTGGGTTTTTGACATATACCTTAAATTTTTTAACATCACCTTGCATTGGTTTTCCAAGTTTAACTGTTCTACCTTGATACTCAGCTTCATTCATATCAGATTTGTATTCTTTCATGAACTCACAGAATTCTTTTATATCGTGATAATTTTCCACAGTATATTCTTCTGTGTATATTTCTTCGTTAAGTAAATTTTTTAATGATATCATAGTTATTTCTCCTTATATTATAAATATACAATTATTTAATTAACCAAGTTAGGTCTTCATTACTATCTCCAACTCTCATTTTCCAAGGGTCATCTTCCATTGAAGAGTTACCTCCAAATCCCATTCCACTAATATCTAAAGAGTGTGCTCCAATACCACCTAATGCTTGTTTTGTTAAATCAATTCCTTCTTGTCTTAATCTTAATGCAGTATCTCTAACCCATAATCCGATTGATAATGACATTGTTAAATCATCATTATAACCTCTCATAGCTTCAGCTCTGTTTCCACTCCATATAAATGTAAATAATTCATCTATTGTTCTTTGTGAACGAATCGTTACTGATTTTTCTCTAATATATTGTTCCAACTTTGATATAATCAAAGGTCGTGTTTTGGAAGTTGTACTAAATCCTGCCGTTAATCCTCTATCTTGTGCTCTATATTTGTTTGTTAATTGATTTTCTACATCTACATACTTTAAATCCTTACTCATGTAGAAAAGATTCCCATATCCTCTATCAATTACTTGTTGTATTACTGCCCAACCAATATTTGCGTTCTCAATAACAAGTAATGCATTATTATATTCAGTTGAAAGTGATACAAGGAAGTTTCCAAAATCTTTTGTATCTAATTTACCTTTATATTCGGCAACTTGAGATGATTCTTCTATATCAATAACATGACATGCAGAATAATCCGAGGAATCTCCACGAGCAACATCCGCTACAACCATATAAGCTTTATTATAGTTTGGATATTCCCATTTCCAAAGGTTTCCATCGAATCCTGTTTTCTCCATTGGTTCTTGTACATAAGATTCTTTATAAAACAAAAGGAGTTGTGGGTCTATCACAGTATCACCAGAAGAAACAAAATCACAATCACATTCTTGTGCCGCTCCTTTTGGTCCTAATAGTACCTCTTGTTCATCTCTCCAATTTTGGTCTCTTTCAGGATGAACACTCCAATGTAATCTAATTGAGTTAAATGTATTTGTTTGTTCTTCAGAACCAACCCAAGTTTTGTGAAAGAAATTTCCGACACCATTTGGTGTTGAAAGGATAATCGCATTACCACCAGTCGATAGTGTTGATTGTGCTGATACCCAAATATCTTCAATCTTATCAATAAATGCCGCCTCATCAAATACTAATAGGGATAGTGCTTCAGAACGACCAGCATCTCCAGCGGCTGATGTTGCTTTTATCTGAGAACCATTCGAGTATCTCAGAGATAACTTATTATCCTCTACTGTTGTTTGTTTTAACCACGATGGTAAGTACTGATTCATTACACGAACCTTCGTTACAAGGTTCTTGGCAACTTCTTGTTTAGTTGCAATTACTAATACATTAAAATCTTGATTGAATAACATTTTCCAAAGTGAAAATCCCGCAGTTAAGGTAGAGATACCTGTTTGTCGAGATTTAAGGATAATATTGTATCTGTGTTCTGCAAATTGGTCTAATGTTCTTTCTTGAAATTGATATAAATGAAAAGGTATCTTACCACGCACAGGATGTTGAATCATACAATATTTTTTCATAAAGTAGATTGGGTCTCCAGCACATTTCTGATACTCAAGTTTTATAATATCTTTTAAAGATTGTTTAGCCATTCTATTTTTTTCCTAGTTTCCAATACATAGAACCACCAACAAATGGTTTATACTCACCAAGTTGATTTGATATACCAATATTTAAACCGTAAATATTTTGTTTTTTGTTTTTAAATAAAACATTACCACTAAGATTATTAAATCCATTTGTTTGGTCTATTCCTGCACCAAATCCATAATAGAATTCATTTTTTGGTAATTCTTTTACTATTGTAGTATTATAAACTGTTGGAATCTTAAAATACCAATCGATTTCTCTTGATTCAATTCTGTTTTGTGAAATGATATCAGTTAAAATACCAAATCCTAAATCTCCACTTGGTTTGTTACCTACTGAATCAGTAACTACATCAGGAAAATCATATGCCAAATTCAAAGTATCTTTAACTGTTACCTTTGAGAAGTAATCTTTGATAATTGCAAGTGAATCTACATCTACTGGTATCTCTACTTCTTTAATTACTTCTTTTGTAATGTACTTTGGTACATATTTGGTTACTTTAACTTCCTTTTCTACAAATATGGTGTCAGTTTTTGATTCTAATAATTCAAAATCTTCACCATCTATTTTTATTATTTCTTTATCACCATACTCATCCCCACAACCTCTTAAAAATAAAATGATTCCCAATAAAAGAAGGATTATTATTTCCCTCCAACGTTTAATTAATAAACTAAATATAATGCTCATAATTTTTTTCCTTTAATACATCGAAAGCTTTCTGTCTTTTTTCTTCTAGTTCTTTTATTTCACCTTCACCAAAAGAAATTAGTTCTTGAATATCTTTTTTGGTTTCTTCTATGGATTTTGGTAACTTCCAAGTTTCAGTAACCTTACCATCCGAACCTACCATTTCATATTCTTCTTTAAGTTCATCTATTGATTGTTTATATGCTTCTACTTTTGTTTTACCATATACAATCATTCTTGTCCAAACTTTATAATCGTTATATTCTTGCCAGACTCCAGCGACTTTGATTTCATGTTCTCTTTCGATTGTACAATCCATACAAAACCCACCATTTTTAATAAACTTTAAATCTTTATCAGATTTTTTAATAGTTTTACAATCAGAATTGTTACATTTTGATTGTTTTTCAAGATATTTTCTAATTTCTTGGAAAGCTTCCGAATTTTTACCTGTTTTTAGAACATATCCTTCTTTTTTCTCATATCTGTTATGCTTATCTTCCCAAACATCACCAACTTTACGAGATTCTTCTTTTTTTGTGTATCCAATGGTAGTATTTTTATCATACTCACCTGTTTCCACCATATCAACCAACTTTCTACGAGTTGGGTGCATATATTTCTTCTTGAATTCTTTACCCATTGTTATATATTAGGTTATAATTTATATATAAATATATCAAATTAAAGAAACCGATAAATTTTAGAAGAAAATACCAAGTATTTGATTTACGGATGCAAATGTACCAGTAAGTTTAAAAGTATTTCCTTTATACAAGAACACGATACCTTCATTTGGTACAATTTTTTTAGAACCACCAATAGAATTTAATCTACCAAGTTCCAATTTAAGTTTTTCTATCTTTTTTGGGTCACCCGATTTCTTAACATCTTTGATTGTTTTATCAATTCGTTTTTTCATATCACGAACTGCTGAATCAGGATTAACTGTAAGTGCTGATGAAGTAAATTCTAATACTTCTGCTCCAAGACCAAGGAAAATCTGTTCGAACTTCATTAAATTTTTCTTACCAATCTTCTTTTGGTCATCTTTATCTGTTTTCTTAGCCCATTCTAATGTTTTTTCATCAGTAATGTTCTTTTTATCTAATCTAAATCCCTTATCCATAAACGCCCATCTCTTAACTAACCCCATTTTGGTTTTGTTATCGAGTGTTGATGGTGAATTTTTATCAACCCATTGTTCCCACCATGATTGATGGTAGTTTGCAACACCATCAGTATCCTTTAAACCAAATTCTTTTTGTAGTTTAGATATCTGTGATGAGTATTTACTTCTTTTCTTTGATAAATCTTGTGATTTAGGTAGTTTTACAACAGGTGGGCCTTTGATTGTATAACTATCTTGTACATCTTTGTTAACTTGTTTAATCATACCAGCCAATATTCTAGCCGCATCACCATTCTCTCCAATTGCAACACCTTCTTCATTGAATTCCATAGTACCATGGAACACAAGTAACGCTTGACCATAAGGAATAACGTTTACTGATGTTGGGTATATCACTTCAAGGTTCATGAAACACGCACCTTGTTTGAATATCTTATCTCTTTGTTTATCGTTAAGTGATTTGATTGCATTTGAGAGGTCT